GCATAACGTTCACAAAGTTTCATCCACATACGTGCCAATTCGTTTGTGGCTTGTCCTGAATCTTTATTGAATTTACCGTTGTGTAGTCCACCTTCCCAATGGCTCTTTCCTACACACACCAAATTACCTTTTTTGTCATATTTGAAATGTTGAAACGGTGGAAAATTTACTTTTTCTTTCCTGTCAGCAATATTTCTTGGATTACGTTTCCTGCCAGGATCGTCCGGCACGTGGTCATAAGTCATCACTCTAAACACCAAATCATCCTTCTGTATCTTTCTGTAATCGATCTCACACTCGCTGAGTTTGGTCTTTGGATTTGCTTTCTTGCGTATTTCGTAGTCAATCTGTGTTAATTTTTTGGCTTTGTTACGTTTAGCCTGTGCCACAGTCCTTATGTTTATACTGCCAATATCCTTTACAATAAGGTCGTAATCTGTGTACTTGGCGTCTATAAAACTGCAAAATGAACTTTTTGACTTGTGAATCTCTTCTAAAAGGTCTTTATTATTAAGGTAATTTACTTTTTTCATTAATACTTTCTATTAGTTATCTTCACAGTATAATATACGCACTTAATTTTGTCAATAAATAAATGTAAGGACACAAAATGAGCATAAACAAAGATTTAAAAAACTTTCCAAAGAACCTAAAAGGTGCATTGACAGATGCTCAACCTGTCATTGACAAGTTAGGAAATAGCATCGGTAACACTATCAGCAATTTTGCAAGTAATGTCAAAAACATTGGCAGTAACTTCGTAAATATCGGCAAGTTCAAAAGAATGAAAGGCGAAATCAAAAACGTTATAAATGGTGTCGTCAATTTTGATAAAGGCAATGCAATGCCTATTATCACTAATCCTGACGGTCAGGTTGCTCCAAAAGATTGGAGAGTGAGTATTTCGGTGCCAAGTAGAATTCAAGAGTACATGATAGGAGGATCATTGCTAGATCCATTACAAAGAACAAATATGAGATGTGTATTTCCATACACTCCAACAGTTTTAGTATCACATAGTGCGAACTATAATGCTATGCAACCACTTCACACAAATTATCCTTATTATGCTTATGAAAATTCACGTGTGGATCAAATTACCATTACAGCAGATATGTTTGTTCAAAACGAAGCAGAAGCAAAATATTGGATAGCAATGGTGCATTTCTTCAAAACTGTGACAAAAATGAATTATGGAGGAACGGATCAAGACAGAGGTCTACCACCTCCAGTTTGTAGGTTAAATGGTTATGGGGATTACACTTTCAATAATGTTCCAGTAATAGTAACAAATTTTCAATTCGATCTTAAAAAAGATGTTGACTACATATCAACAGGCTTAGGTGGTGGAGCACCAGCAGGAGTACCTGATGCAGTAGGTGGTGGAAGACAAGGTGTTGCATGGGCACCTGCAGAAAGTTTAATTACAGTTGGATTGATGCCACAATACAGCAGATCAAAACAAGCAGACTTTAATCTTAAACAATTTGTAAAAGGTGAACACACTTTGGCTGGTAAGGATGGATTTATTTAATGGCGAAATATAGTGCAACAAGTCCTTATGGGGCAACAGGTTTTGATAACGAAGATCATTTAAGTTATTTTAAAATTAGACCTATTCCACAACAGCCAGATGATTTTTTATACACTGTGGAACCACAGTACAATCACAGACCGGACTTGTTGGCGTATGACTTATACGATGACTCAAAATTATGGTGGGTATTTGCACAAAGAAATATGGACGTGTTGATCGATCCGGTTTATGATTTGATTCCTGGAACACAAATTTATATTCCTCAAGGACCGCAATTACGTTCTTTGTTGGGAATATAAAATGGCTAGAGTACGTAACTTAAAAGATTTCAAAAAATTAAAGCAAAAAAATGCATTGAAAGAGTTTCAGCACGAAGGAAGTGTGCCGACGAAAATTAATAATGCTGTATCAGTTGATGAAGTTGCACTTACAGGAGCCACTGCAAAAGTAAAAGAATTTGAACACGAAGGCAGTGTTGCTGTTGTAACTAAATCACAAGACGACGGTGATGAACAAAAAATATTCAAACGACAAATAATTGAAAATCCTCTACATAAATTTGCAACAGTTAATCACGTGATTACGTTGGCTGTCCTTGATGCACAAGAAATAAATTTTACTGGACTTGTGGTTCGCAATGGACCTAAATATCCTGTGGCACAAACCGCAGGAAGAGTTGGAAAAGATCCAACAGCATTTGGTCAAATAGGACTAAACCTTGAATTGCTAATTGACAATCTTACAGTAGATGCAGTAGTATCGCCCACACCTCAAAACAGACAAGCACAGGCAACCAACATAAGTTTTGATGTTGTGGAACCATATAGCATTGGAATATTTTTTCAAGCAATGAAAGTACAGGCGATTAAAGCATACGGGGCCGATGCAGATTATTTAAGAGTGCCATTTGCTTTAATTATTGATTTCAAAGGATACGACGACGAAGGAAATATATCTAAAGATGATGGAAATTTAAGACAACTGCGTAGAGTTATTCCTATAGGTATGAGGCAAGTAGAAATGACTGCAAGTCAGGGCGGAGGAAGATATGCCTGTGCGGCTTATCCATGGAACGAAATGGGTCTGCGTGATGCGTTTGTTTCTATTAAAAAACAAGTGACTTTAACAGGAAAAACTATACATGAACTATTACAAACTGGTGAAAACAGTTTAATGAATCAACTTAACAGCATAGGCTCTGATAAGAAAGCAAAAGCGAAAAAAAATGTGAAAGGTCAATCCGCTACAGAATTACCGCACGAATCAACAGTTATATTTTTTCCAGACCCATTTGGAGTTGATGCGGAGGAACTTATACCATCAGAAGCGGACATAGCCGCTTTAAATGAAGACAGAGCCACAATGACTTATATTGAAGATGAAGTGGAGGAAATGACTTCAATCTTTTCAGATGCACGTGCTTCGGATAAACAATTATCTAGTATTTTCAGCACAGGTCAGAGAGGTGCTGTAAATGTAAGCAATTTCCTTGGAAGCACAGAAGGTGACGGTGGTGGGTTAAGATTAAATCAAGGCACAGGACAAAATTTCTTTGGAAATGTTATTGGAAAATCTAAAATGTTTACAAGTGGAACCAATCCTTTTAATAAAAAGAAATTTGAAGATGCAGATGTTGTGTACGATAAACAGACTAAAACTTACAACAGAGGAAAAAGTTCAATAAAATTTTTAGATAATGAAATAACAATGAAATTTGAAAAAGGTACAAAGGTTACAGATATCATTGAAAATGTAATTTTATTTTCAGAATACGGACAAAGCATTGGTAAAACAATCGAAAACAATAAAGAGCCTGCGCCTTTTGTGCCTTGGTTTAGGATCCATCCACAGACTTGGCAGTTGAAAGACGCTTTTGTGAAAAGTCATACAGGGAGAGATCCAGTAGTATTCACCTACAATGTGATTCCATATCGCGTTGCTGAGTCGATGTTTGTTGATCCAACCGATTTTGCAAAAGGATATGATCTATTGCAATCATCAGTAGTGAAAAAATATGATTACATTTACACAGGAATAAACAAAGACATTTTAAATTTTGATATCAATTATAAATTTACTTTCTTTGATGCACAAAGAGAACGCCCTAACGTAACAAGTAACACCAGCGATAGGGGTGAAGGCACAAGAGTTGAAACTGATGTAATAGGTAGTACTGATTCAAAATTTGAATATTTTCCTAGATCACAAAAAGTAATTCAAGCAGGTGCTCCGTTGGCTACTTCAGAGGACATGAATTCAAGAGCAAGTGGATTGGATGCAGATAGTCCTGAAGTGCAGGTTGCTAGACAGTTCAATGAAAAAATTGTTAACAGTGATGTTGACCTTATCACTTTAGAACTTGAAATCGTAGGTGATACCTATTATTTGCCTAACAGTGGATTAGGAAATTTGGTTGTGAGAGATTTCAGAAAAAAGAATGAAGCAATATCTTTTGGAAATAACGAAATGGATTATTTGAATACCCAGGTGTGTGTCGAAGTTAATTTCAACACTCCTGTAGACATTAATGAACAGACAGGTGACATGAATCTAGCGGCAATACAATCAGTTGAGAAGAAACAAACACTCAAACTAGGTGTGTTCAGTGCCATTTATAGAGTAATTAAATGTACAAGTCAATTTTCCGGTGGACAGTTTAAACAAAATTTAAATCTAGTTGCTCCATCGTCTATGACTTTAGGACAAAAAACTAAATCAACTTCTTCATCACAACAGAAGAAAACTAAAATTGCAACTAGTGATGTTGACCAAGCGGGTAGGATACGAGGCGGGATATAATGAAATTAGATAAAAGACGATCACTGAATAAACCCATTGAAAAGAATGCAGGCCCGTTTGAGGCAAAGGTTACCAATGTATTGGATCCTGTGTACAGTGGATCTATAGAAGTTGAACTATTGCGTAGTACCGACTCTGGTGCAGACGAATCAACAGGACAAAGAGTAATTTGTAGATACCTACATCCATTCTATGGTACAACTCATGTGCGTGGTCTAACGAAAAATGATGGATATTCTGACAGTCAACAAAGTTATGGTATGTGGTTCGTTCCACCTGACATTGGGAACAGAGTATTGGTAATGTTTGTGGAAGGAAATATCAATAGAGCATTCTGGATTGGTTGTGTGCAACAAGCCACTATGAACTTTATGCTACCTGACGGACGACCAGCAACCACTATCACAGATACTGAAGACGCAAGTCTTATTGGTAAAAAATTACCTGTTGGTGAACACAATAAAATAAGAAACAGTGACACAACAGTAACCAATCCGCTTAATATTAAAAAGCCTATCAATATTTTATTTAAAGCAGTGTTAGACACACAAGGTCTTACAGCAGACGAAACAAGAGGACTAACAACTTCCAGTGCAAGGAGAGAAGTTCCCAGTTCTGTGTTTGGAATAAGCACACCAGGACCGCTTGATAAAAGTGCTGTTGCAGGAGAATTTGCTACATCAAGACTAGGTGGCACATCGATCGTAATGGATGACGGTGACGACAAGTTCATTAGAAAAACAAAAGCGAGTGCTGGCAAATATGAATACGTAAATGTTGAAGGCTCAGAAAGTTCAGATGGTGATGCAACTGTTCCACACAATGAATTATTTAGAATTAGAACAAGGACAGGACATCAAGTACTATTACACAATTCAGAAGATTTGATATACATTGCAAACGCAAATGGTTCTGCTTGGATAGAGATGACGTCAAGTGGTAAGGTTGATATATTTGCAAACGACAGTGTGAGTATTCACAGTAAAGGTGATTTTAATTTTAAGACAGACAGAGATTTTAATTTAGAAGCAAACAGAAACATAAATTTAAAAGCAAATACAATCAATACAGAAGTTGCAACAGAAAACTTAAAAGTAACCGGAACCCAAACAAATCAAATTGGCGCCACGCAGAATACGACTGTTGGAGCCACTTCAAATCTTTATGCAGGTGCTAATGTGAATATAGATGTTGGCGGACTTGTGAATATTGCTAACGGCGTATTTTCTGGTGCTCCGGTAACAGATTTATCTGTGTTTACTAATCCGGGAGAAAGTACAGATTCAATATTAAAACGTATACCACAGCATGAACCGTGGTCACATCATGAAAACTATGATCCAATAGCGGTGGCTGTGGACAAAACAGATAGAAGTGTGACCGATCAAATTGTTGTAGCAGAACCAGTCAATATACCGGACACATTTAAAAATGCGAGGACTTAAGGATAGTAAATAGTATTATGTCAGAGAAAAAATTATATACAGATGTCACAGTAACAAAAGGAACTTTGCCCACAGCAACACCCACACAAAGGGCGTATAGGGGCATAAGCACAGTCAACAATGATAATCAAAAATTTGGCTTGTATGACGTGGGACTTATAAAACAAGACCTCATAAATCACTTTCACATATCACAGGGTGAAAAACTAGAAAATCCTACTTTTGGAACAATTATTTGGGACGTGATACATGACCCTATGACAGAAGATTTAGAAGAGGCTATTAAACAAGATGTTTTGAACATAATAAACAGCGATCCTAGAGTCAGAGCCACACAGGTGTTAATCACTCCTTTTGAATCTGGTTTACAGATTGAGGTTGACCTAGAATATTTGAAATATAATGTGTCTGAGAAACTTAGATTAACATTTGATGAAAAAAATGGATTACTGAATTAAATGCGTACTTTACTCACACAAATAAATAATGGTATAAAAAGGAAAATTAATGTCATCAACAGATAGATTAAACAGATTACTACTTGCAGAAGATTGGAAAAGAGTATACCAATCTTACAAAAACGCAGAATTCCAAAGTTACGATTTTGATACTTTACGTAGAACAATGATTCAATATCTACGGGACAACTATCCAGAAGATTTCAATGACTACATAGAGTCATCTGAGTACCTAGCCTTAATTGATTTAATTGCTTTCCTTGGACAAAACATATCATTTAGAATAGATTTAAATGCTAGAGAAAACTTTTTAGAACTTGCTGATAGAAGAGATAGTGTTTTAAGACTCGCAAGACTAATAAGTTACAACGCAACTCGTAATCAAACTTCAAACGGTTTAATGAAAATGATTGCTATATCAACTACAGAAAATATTGTTGACAGCAATAACTTAAATTTGTCAGGACAAACTGTGACCTGGAATGATTCTGGAAATGCAAACTGGAATGAACAATTCATAAAAGTTTTAAATTCTGCTTTATCCGAAAATGAAAAGTTTGGAAGTCCTGTAAAAAGTGGAACTATAGATTCTATACCAACTAATCAGTACAGATTCAATTCCGCTAATTCAGATGTTCCTGTGTTTTCATTTACAAAAAATGTTGATGGCTTAAATTTAGATTTTGATATTGTGTCCACAGGATTTAATGACAATTCAATAATTGAAGAAACGCCACAGGCAGGATTACCGTTTAAATTAATCCATAGAGATGATGGCAAAGGCAGTGCAAGTAACAATACAGGATTTTTCGTACACTTCAGACAAGGTGTGCTTGATCAAGGTGACTTTAATTTAACAACTCCTTCAAACAATCAAACAGTATCGGTTGACGCAAATAATGTAAACAACACAGATGTTTGGTTATGGGGATTAGATGCAGACAACATTGAAACAAATTTATGGACAAAAGTAGATTCAACTTTAGGAAACAATGTTATTTTCAATTCTACTTCCAAAGATATTAAAAATATTTACACGGTGCTTACAAAAAATAGAGATGCAATACAATTAAAATTTGCTGACGGCACTTTTGGAAATCTACCGCAAGGCAGTTTTAGAGTTTACTACAGAACAAGTGCAAATCGTTCGCTTAGAATTACTCCGGAAGATATGCAAAACATTTCCATAGACATAGATTATATTTCAGCAAATGGTCAACAAGAAACAATGACAATGACCTTTGGATTGCAATACACAGTTGACAATGCAACTGCATCAGAGTCTAGTGAAAACATAAAACAAAATGCACCTGCAACCTATTACACACAAAATAGAATGATTACAGGTGAAGATTACAACGTGGCACCTTTAGGAACAAATCAAGAAATAGTAAAAGTAAAATCT